ACGAGGCACCTAAGATGGTGCCAATCGTACAGATCAAGGTAAATACGCCTATCGACGGCACACCTTACGCTTGATCATTCCAAGCACGGCCCCCCAAGTGGGGGCTTTTTTGTGCCTTGAGGCAGATCTAGACTAGAGGATCCATCCCCGAAGCCTCGGCAAGATGATTCAGCTTGTACGTTTGCACGCCTATCGAGGCGGTGTCTTTAATTTGGTCGATGTTCCAGTGTCTGACGCTAAAAGGAAACGCTTAGAATTAAGTCAGGAAGGCTGGGTTATTACTCACACCGAAACTGTTTAAATGGCAACTCTGGACGCAGCCCTAGGCGGTGAAACCTCAAACAGCTATGTGGATCTAGCACAGGCTGAGGCTATCGCTGATAACTTGCAAGGCGGGGACGCGTGGATAGCCCGAACCGAGAACGAAAAGGAACTTTCGTTGATTCAGTCAACCATGTGGCTGGAGACTCTCGAGTATATTGGTCTCAGATGCACTGCAGCTCAGCGATTGGCCTGGCCTAGAAAGGACGCTACCTGCGACCGCACAGTGGCGACCTGCGATGCAATCCCCTACAAGATCAAAGAGGCTGAAGTGCTGGTAGCGATCCAGCTGGCGGCCAATCCAGATGCGATCCTGGGCGAAAATGGCGGCAACGCACCGGCAGGCACATTTACGAAGCGTCAGAAGCTCGGCGACTTGGAGATTGAATACGCACAGTTCAATACCAACTACGGCACAGCCTGCGACAACTGTGACGAGCCACCACTCTTGCAAGAGTATCCTTGGCTTGCTGCCATCTTGGGATGCTGGATCATTGTCCCTAACGACGGTTCAGGTCGGGTGCTTACCAGGGAATGCTGCCCAGAATGGCCACTGACGCCCAATTACTTGTGGTCTCAGAACTACATGGACCCCCCTCCATACGATTAATGCCAGCTTCTCAGGATGCTTGGGCCAAGCCCCTTGCCAAGACTCTCGTAGACATCTTCCGAGTTGATGACTTAAGCTACACAAGGACTGGTGCCACAACCTACGACCCGGCAACAGGGGCTGTCAGCAGCGGAGAAACGGTCTATACAGCTGCTGGCGCTGTCACGGTTTCAGGCAGGACATCGGATAGCACGACAGGGTCCGATCTCTATCTCGAGGTCTGGATGAACACAGAGTACATCGGCGGCCTGTTCCCAACTACCGATGACTACTTAACCTACCAGGGGAGGAAATACAACATCACTCGGGTTGACCCGCAGTATTCTGGAGACACGAACTACGCATGCAAAGTGAGGGCTGAATCTTGACAAAGAAGATACGCAATGCGAGCAGGGATCTAGACAGATTCCTCAATCACGTGCTGCGTAACACGATGGTCACGTTTCAGAGTGATCTGAGTTCTACTAAGGTCAGCCCAGTCGAAACAGGCAGGCTACGGTCGAATTGGTTTGCGAGTGTTGGCACCAACAACGAAACCACAGACTCTACGAATTCTCCACAGACAGATGCAAGACAGCTGCCCTTGGACTGGAGGAAGCAGAATAACTTAGTAAACAACCTACCCTACGCCGAAAAACTCGCGTTCGGCGATTACGCGGTGAGCAAGGACCCGAACTGGTTCAGGGCATACTTCAACGCTAATGGTCAAGATGTGGTCGATAAAGCTGTCAAGAAAGCTGAGAGGGTGCTATGAGCTACCAGAGCATACGTGGGTTTCTGGAGGCAAACACCACCGCCTCTCTCATCACTGGGGGGATCCCCACCATCTTCTATGACAATGTGGCGCATGCCCAGCCTGATGCGGAGCAGGCATATGCCTCGATCAGCATCACCTTCACAGACGTCAAGAGGGACACTATCGGCTGCCCAGGCAATGACAACATCGGTGGCACAATAACGGTCTTTATACGGACTCCAGCCAACACAGGTAGTGCGCCTGGAGAACAGGCAGCCTTTGAAGTGCTCAGGGGATGGTCATTCTGTACGCAGGTTTGGCTGAGGAATTTAGACGGGCCTAGAACTATCGCCACAGATGAGAATGGCGTGCATCAGCTATTCACGGTGACAGCTGCTTTTTATGGCAAATTAGACTGAATTATCCTGTACCCCCACAGGCAATCCCCAAATACACCCCCAGTAACCCAACTTTTTTCGAGGAGGCCAAATGGCTGAGATTTGCGGAGATTCTGTCCTGACTGGACAGGATGGCTCCATTGAGTTTAAACCACCTGGAACGACTTTTTGTCTGGGAGATTTTTCAGACTTCGGAACAGATGGTACCACCACCCATATCACTGTTCCATGCACGCATGACTTCCGGGTCGGCGACATCGTCTGCCTGACCGAAGGCGCTGATGCTAACATTGACAGTTCCTTCACTGCCAGCACGTCAGGGAGTCCCAGCCCCTATTACATCGTTGCAGTCGACGCGGACTGGATTGAACTGTCGGCGACAGCTGGTGGAACTGCTATCGCTGCAGCTGGCGATGGTGGAACGGGTTCTGCCAACGCAGGAATCATCGAGATTGAGCTCTGCGATTTCTATGCCGTCTGCGGCGTCCGCGAATTCTCGCTGGATATCTCCCGCGAGGAGCTAGATATCACAACGCTTCCTTGCTTCGACAGCGTGGCTGACGGATGCAGCAAGCTTGCGAAATTCAGGCAGACCCAATCTGGCTACGCATCCGCCACGGGCACTATGACCGTGTACTTCACATGCGACCAGAGCAACATCTCCAACCGTCTTCTGGGCTCTTCAGTCCTGAAGGACCAGACTGGAGCTCGTGCCAAACTATACGTTTGCACGCAGGTAGATTCCAACGGTGTGGATGACGACGCTTCGCTATTTGTCGATGCCTTCATCAACATTTCGGGCATGTCATTTTCCGTCAACCCCGACGATCCAACCTCTGCTGAACTCACTTTCTCTGTCAAGGAGATGGTGTCAGCGTTTGGTCTTCTGGCCTGATAGACTCCCATTGTCGAGTTGATTGCCCTGCCTTGAGAAAGCAGGGCTTTTTATTAGGTGCTAAAATGAAGTAACAGTTGATTCTCTATGCGTGCTCTAGACAAGCTCAAAGCATCAGTGAGCATGAAGCCCAGCCGTAAAGCAGTGTTGCTGCCAGATGGGAATGAATTTGAATTCTGGATGACACCGCTGACGCTTGCAGAGCGTTCCAGAGCTCAGCGAAATTCCAAGACAGACGACCCTGCAGACTTCACTCTTCAGCTACTGGCAGCTAAAGCGAAGGATGCAGATGGTGTGGCGATGTTTCATCAGGGAGACCTCCCAGAATTGCGGAACAGCCTACCGGCATCCGTGGTGGAGTCTTTGATCCAGCTGTTGATTGAGAAAGAGGAGGATGAAGACGATGAGGAGCTTGACATGAAAAGTCCTGAAGGAACAGCTTCGGAAGGACAATCACCTGATGGTGGAACTCCTCGTCGCCGAAAAACTTCATAAGACTCTTGGAGAGCTGCGAGAACAGGCCACTACAGATGAGCTTTGGCTCTGGATGGCCTATTTCGGAGTGCAACAGGATGAAGAGAGGACGGCACTCGCAAAGGCTCGCAAAGGACGGCGGTAGAATCTAAAAAGGACGGGCGCTGAGCTTGGCACAGGAATATTCAGTCGATATTGTTGCAAAGGTTCTCGGCGGGAGAGCGGTCAGAGCCTTAAACGAAGAGCTAGAAAAAAGTACGCAACTTCTCAAGGCAAATAGGAAAGCATATACAGGAGTAGGTGCTGCATCGAGTAAGGCCTCGAACAACGTCAAGCAGTTTTCAAGATCGACAAAGACTGCAACGGCCTCCACGCAAGGATTGTCAAATGCTGTCAGAGGGCTTGGCTCTGCTTTGGCCTCTGCTGCTATCGGCCAGAGGCTGGGCAATGCTATCGGCGATGCACGACAGCTGGAATTGTCGGGCAAACGGCTCGATATGCTGACCAAGGAGTATGCTCAGTTTGCAGGCATCCAGAAGGAAGCTGCAAGGCTGGCAGATCTATTCCAGGTCAGCGTCGCAGAGTCTTCAAAATCGCTGTTCAACCTGGGTTCCAGACTTGGAGCGTCTGGTGCTGATTTGACCGATATCGTCTCCGTCTATGAAGGCTTAAATTCAGCACTGGTCGTTACCGGCAGGAGCAGTCAAGAAGCCGCAGCAGCTAGCTACCAATTAGCGCAGGCTTTGGGTTCTGGTTCGCTGACTGGTGACGAGCTTAAGACAATTTCGGAGACCTTGCCAGAACTCTTGAACGAAATCGCAAGAGCGGCTGGCAAGAGTGCTACCGAAGTCCGTCAGATGGCTAAGGATGGGGAATTAACCACCGACGTCATCATCAAAGCAACCTCGGCCTTGCGTGACAAGTATGGGCCTGCAGTAAGAGACAATATCCAGGTCAGTCAAAGATTCAGCAACGCTCTGAGTGGCTTGTCTGAGAAGATCGGCCAGAGCCTACTGCCCGTAGTCAATCCATTGCAGGAGACGCTAGCCAGCCTGCTGAACGTGGTGATCAAGCTGCCCGATCCACTCATCGCAATCGGCACTGCGGCCATCGTGGCGGCAGGAGGGTTCCTGGCGATTTCAGCTGCGCTGTCCTTGCTTGGATTGCCTGGCGTCATTGCCCTATTCGGGAAATTGGCGACTACGCTGGCAGCATTCTCTGGAAT